GACTTATCATAGTTTCTATAACCTTCAACATTTCTTATCTTTAATTTAAAGTCCGCACCTTCCCAAAAATCAAATGCATCCATTGGAGTTTCATCCGCAAATTCAGGATTCATTTTATCCATAATCTTATCGAAGATCTTCTTACCAAATTTATATAAGAATACCTTACCTTCGTTTTGAGGTGCTGATGGATCTTGAACTACATATATGTTAGTAACATAATGTAATCTTCTTTTCTGAGCTCTTGCCTTTTCTTTATCGGCATCAATACCAGAGTTCCAAAGCTTTGAATTAAGTTCACCAACAGGATCAGTTTGACCAATTGATGTAAGTGAATTTTCAATATACCATAAACCGGTTGGACCTTTGAAGCCGTGATCCCAATATCTTACAAATGGTATTGCACCATCTTTACCCGGTAAGAATCTAATTACAGCATAACCATTACCGGCTTTATCCACTGTAGGTTTCCAAATCCTTTCATCTACATAGGACTTTTGTTCACCTCCGCCAGATGCTTGTGCTGCTTCTATGATTTTATTGATGTTAGTGCCGCGATTGCGTTTTAATGTTTCAAATGACATAGTATTGTCTCCTTATTAACTGAAATATTAACTGTAGTATTTTTTGTATAGTAATATATATACGACTATTCAAAAAGTGACGAGTCAATGGAATTCTTTTTTGGTAAAAAGTTTAAATCCATTGCCTCTGCTTCAAGCTTATCTTTGATAACTGGTGATATAAACTTCCTTACATCTTCTGGTTCAATATCATTCTTATCACAAACGTGTAATATTGCATCCATATAAGGTATCTTCATATCAGCCACTGTACCTTCAATAAGCTTTGTAAATTTAGACTTTGTTAGAAATTGTTCTTCTACTTTCATTTGTCTAAAACCCTTAATAATATAGTATCTTTATTAATCCTACCATTTGGTACTTTGGTTTTTGTTTTAAGAGTTTGCCAAGCAGCATCTATTTGCTTTGGTGTTTTCTGTAAAACAATCGGTAAGAAATCAAGTGGTTTACGTAAACATATTGTTCTACTTAAACCTTTTGAAAAGTTCTTAATTGTTGAACCAGATATTTCAAATCCATTTACACTTTCAGTAATGTATTCAATAACCATTTTACTTTTAGTATTGAATGCATATAACCTTGATTTTAAAATCATTATCTTCTTTTTTGTATTGCACTTTAGCAACTTGTTTGTCAACTGATTTAGGTCTTTTAACCTTTACATTTCGAGTTGCTTTAGTTGCAGACCTAATTCTTTCAAGGTCTTCTAACATTGCTTTACAAACTTTAATTCTGTGATTGAGGGTTGACCTTTTAAGGTGGGAGTAACCTTCAACTGCCTGATCACATCTTTTATAGTAGGCATCCTCATAATCAAGGAGCCAACCCTCAATCATAGGCTTAACGTGACTTATTGCAGTATTTGTTAAGCCATGGTACTTGAATCTATCGTATATGTTAATTGTGGCATCGTCACCATCGATCCACTTGTCTTCTAGATCAAGTAATTCTTGCATAATAGTGTTGTTAATTTTTCTCATTAACTTAACGGCTGGTGATATTGAAACAATTTTGTTAGCTTTTTGTTTTTCTTCATATATGACTTTACCTTTTTCAATTAAAGGTATCATCTTATCAAATAAGTTATTTAAAAATTCTTTAGCAGTATTACCATCTGCATCATTATTTTTATATAAGTCATTATTATACCAGAATGCAGTAGCTGCATGATGAGTCATTGAAAAATGATATTCTGGATTTGCTAAAATATATTTAGATGGTTGCGGAAAGTTTTTCTTAACCCAAGTCTTAACTTGACTTACACAATCTTTTCTATCAACTTGTAAATGAAAGTAATCCTTTACTGCGTTGAAACCTTTGTCAACTGGAATACCAGCTAAACCTGTACGAGCTCTTGCTCTTAAAACTTTCTTTTTAGTTTTCTTACCTTTTAATGCTGTCAAACTCATAATTTATTCTCCCTTATATAATCTCCGACTGCGCCTTTTACAATATTTGGATATTCACCTAAGTAAGTACCCGCTTCTAACATATCTTTGGTGAGTAAATATTTGTGTGGATGATCGATGGCATCCCAATTATCTAAGATATGTTTTGCTAATTGATCAAACTCTTGATCAGTTATTAAATTTTTATCAAGCTTATAATATGCATAAGAGCACATTAAGTATTTTGCTACAGGATTTTTCATTAAGCATGACCTCTTAACTTAAGAGATTCATTCATTGCTTCAGTATCTGTATAATACTTATCCTGATGAGCAATATTAATTTTAGTAGATATGGCAGCAGCCAATCCACTATTCTTTTCAATTAACTTTTGAGCAAATTCATCTTGGTGAATTGGTGACATTGCTTCTAGTTGTTTGATAATTGTATCATAATTAAACATAATATAAACTCCCGATTTTTTATTATAGTTATATTCTACCACAGTTTTTAGCAAATGTAAAGGAAAAAGTGATTAACATATTAATTAGTTTCTCCTCATGGTTGCATATTCTTTAGCATCTGCATTTTTACTTACAGGTACCATGTTTGATTTATGCATAGTAGCAATACCGGTGATGAAGGTACCAGTGTAAGTATTTTGTTTAGACTTACCAACAATAGGACCGGTGTAGTCACTAGTTGGTAGAGCTCGTGAATGCTCCTTATAATTAGGAGCTTTGATTCCTGAATTCTTTGTTTTGTTTTTTAGCTGTGATGGATGTACACCTCTATCCATAAGCCACTTATCATGTTCAGCTTGAGCTTTTTGCCAACCTGCTTTACGAAAAGGTTTCTTTCTTTTTTTACTATTTAAATTATTATAATATACTGGCATCAAATGCATTGTCATTTTATAACTCCCAACAACTTTGTTAAATCAACATACCCATAGTTGACTGCAAATATTATTGCAAGTACAATCATAATTACAACTGCATTACGAAAGAACCAGCCAACTATGGAAAAGAATACACCTACAATCAATGCACCAGCTACCGCGAAGAAGAGGAGTTGAAGAAATAGTGGTAGCATTGATTGTATTTCGGATGGACTAGGCATATACTGCCTCCAAATTCTGTGGGGCGGCGATCACTACATCTAACCTTACCGACCGATGGGTCCGCCCCATGGTAAGGCTAGGGAACGTTTTATACTCCACCGATGATTCCCTGGGTAGTTCCGTACCTGTAAATCCCGAAGTGCTTCTAACTCTGCCTAATGCAACTTTTCCTTCACACAACTTGGTGGTTGCTTTCGCTATGTCATTATATTTCTCCATTATTTTAATCAATTCTTTTTCCATTATAGATATATTCTACCACAGTTTTTAGCAAATGTAAAGGAAAAAATGCACTTATTTGAAAAAAAGTGATTAACATATTAACTAAGTCCTGTTCCTTTGTATTTCATCTGGTCCAGAATTAGGTGCTAATTCTGGACTTTTATTCCAATTAAATATACTTCTATTTTTACATGCTTCAAGTTCTTCAGTTAATTCTTTAACACGCTTATATAGAGTATACTTCTCTTTAATTTCTTCGGCTAACTGCTTTTTAAGCAAATCAACTTCAGTGAACGGTTGGTTCGTCATCTTCAAATTCCTCCAACTTAAATATAAACTCTATACCGTTATCATTATGAGCCTGATGAACCATTTCACCGAGCTGATAATCTTTATCTTCAACGGTAAAGACTATTTCGTTTTCGTCATTAAATTTTTTTGCTGATGCTTTTTTGAAATCAATTATATTTGATTTTTTCTTTGGCATATTAAAACTCCTTTTCTATTATATTAATTCTACCATACTTTTACCTAAATGTAAAGGAAAAAGTGTTTAACTTGTTAAATGTTTTGCATGAATTCTACAACCGATAAAGTTGTTGTAGTAATCATCTCTAAACAATACGTTGTGGTCGAATTGAAGCTTTGCTTCATAGTAAGACATTTCGCCTTTTGTTTTACAGAGTTTTAATATTTCACGTTTGAATCTTTCTTTTCCGTATTGTTCCACAAGCTGGCATACTTCATTTGACGAGCTGTAATATTCTTTCCAGTTTGATTCAATACG